CCGGATAAAATTGTTGATGCAGTAGGAGCATCAATTCCAGAAGCTGTACTTCTTAAATCAACTATCATACATGCATTTTCAGCAACTAAATCCCTACCATTGTTTGCAGTTGTAAAATCATACAATGAAAGATAATCCGTACTAGGCCCATCATCAGGATCAACTATAAAATATTGTGCGGATGGTGGTGGGTTGATAGTATATGTCCAAATTGTTGACCAATCACTTTGGCCCGAATATGGAGCAATACCAGCAGCTCTTGCTTGAAGTCTCCAGTAATATTCTGTTGCAGAAGTCAGAGCTACCGCGGCGCTTGTTCCTGTTGTTATCGCAGTATATAATAAGTTTGTGAATCCAGAATCATACGAAATCTGTATTTGACTAGCACTGATCTCTCCTGCACCGGTCAAAACATTCCAAAGAAATGATATGGTTCCCGACACTGATGCACCACCCGAAACAGGCGCAGTTGCTGTTGGAGCTGGAGGCTGAGGGCCTGCAGTTGGAACAGGTGCTGGTGAAGGAATTGGTGGAGGCATCGATGGGCCAGGTCCTGGAGCACCTGGGCCGGATCCACCACCGCCTGCGGCTGCTGAATTAAAAAATGTGGGATCCTGTACTTCAATGAATCTCAATTCAACAAATTCTATTGTTTTAGCAGGTTTTAAAATAATATCAACATGAAGTTCATTCCTATCTATAGTTTCAGACGTATTATTTGCTTCACTACAAACAACTTGATACGCATACAATCCGCGTTTTGATTTAATATCCTCTAGAAAATCCTCAAAAATATTAGTAATATGTTGTCTTATACGTCTATCATTATCCTCAAATAAATAATATTGCGAAACATGCGAAAGAGCTTTTTCAATAACAATAAAAAGCCTTCGAATATTTAATCTAGTGAATGCTGTATTGTTACTAGCCTGGGTCTTTTGCCCCCAAATAGACAAAGGACTATGATAACTGATAGTATTTATACCGGCTAGATATAATAAATCACTTTCAGCCATCAGCGGTCTTTGTCGAATATCTACAAAACCGTCAAGAACTCCACGATTCTCTCCTGCAGCAGCAAACCATTGACCTTCCGCTAAATCATTATAAGCAAATGCTCCAGCGACAAATCCAGCCATAGGTACCCAACGATATTTATTATTATATCGGTCATAGATTTTTCCCCATTGACCATAAATAGCTGTATAACTGGAGTCGATATTCAATGTTACATCTGCCCAGTTAGTCAGTTGAGCTACATAATTATCTGCGTTTAACATAGCATAAGGAACATCCAGAATAGCTATAGCATCTTGTCTAGTATCTGCCAGGCCAGCGATATAACTTTTAACTGTGTTACTCTGCGCTGTGTCGATAAAAACGTCAATATCATATTTTTCTTTACTAACAAAATATGCATATCCTGCCATAATTGAGGCGTCTGAAACCGATCCTCCAGATGCTCCACCACCGAGTACATAAAATTCTGACTGTCCACTCATTGGTGCAGGCATAAGGCCTGTTTGATGACTAACAGCAATATAACTTGAATTTCTATTAATAAGAGTCGGAGCATACATCGCTTCGTCTTTATATGTCTTTTTGGTTGTAGTTGTGCTTACTAACCATCTTTCAAGCACAGTTTCAATTCCATTTTGATCTGCTTTAGCAACAAATATAATAAATTCATCACTCTGGACAGGACCGTATTCAGTATCCCAATAATCTGGCGATCCAGTTGGAGAGGATGCCGAAGGGTCAATAGTTCCCCATGCGCTAGCTGGACAAACACCAACTTTAATTTCTGTTCCTAAATTTCCATATGCTCCAGGACCTCGAGCATAAATTCTTAAAGCAATATTCGATGGAAGAGTCGTACTACCTACCGAATCAAAATTTATTCCTTGACCCAGAGACCCAACAGTTAATGCACTGGCAGCAATACCCGCAGAAGGACTACCAACAGCAGGAACGTCTATATATGAATAAGTTGCCCCTGAATTTTCAGCTCTGGAAACCCAAAGTTGATTCCCATGCGCTAAATATCCTTTAGCAGCAAACCAAGCCTCATAATTAACACTGTCAGGAGGTCCGAAAATATCATATAATTGTTGCTCAGAAGTAATGTATTTGACATTCTCCTCGCCTACTGCGCCTTTATATGCAGCAGGGATGACTACGCACGCAACACAACCACCACCTATTTCAGCAATGGTTGACATATTTATTTCTTTTATATTTACAACTGGAGATAATGACATATTTTTTCTCCTTATGGCATTGAATCTAATTTTGTATATTCGCTCATGATTGCAGCACCGCTTGATGCTGATGTAGCAGAAATTCCACTAATAGATAAAGTAGAGTACAATTTATTTGTTCCTGTAGCACCCATACTCTCTACTATTCGATTGTAAACTGAAACGTAATGAATCATTTTAGTTTCATCTACAGGTTTATATAAAAATGTTTGCATTAAAAACGACAGGCCCCATTTTAGCATAGGCGTACCTTCGTTTGAATAATCCATTTCAACCTCTGGGGCTGAACCTTGTGGTATTACTTTACAATTTAAAATTCTATCTGTAATCGGTTCCTTTATAGCAACAATCATTGCTGGAGCCGTCCAAGTCAAAATCTTTTCGAGTATCTGATTTAAATCCTCTTGATATCTTGTCCAGATAGTAACCTGCAAATCGATATCGTATGGAATAGGATTATTTAACATAGTCACTACGTCTTCTGTTCCCGAGACTACCATATTATATACAGTGGGTTGAGTAAAATCCCGCATCCTCTGTGGATTATAGTTAATTCCGTTCATAAAGACTGACATCATTGGTAACTTTATACTTCTATCTTTATTGCTTATAGGTTGTTCACGTTTTAAATAATACCAAATCTTTTCCTTAGGTGCAAATTTTACACACACTGGAACTGTGCCCGATATTGTACCGTTGCTGGTATATCGATGAATCGTGATATCGTTTATAGTATCCATGAACTGGATAATACAATCCCTAATGATGTGATAGTAAAATAGTTTTTTCATTATTTCCACCCTGCTACTGAAAATTTTACTGATGAAGCAAGTTTTTCAGATTCATATTTAGGTCGTGCTTGAAGCACACGTTTGCCAGAGGCCTCGATGCCAATACTATCTGTTCCTAATAGAACAAATTTAATAGGGTGTGCCAAGATTGCATCCAATTTAGGATTTTTAATAGGATCAACTATATCCGCAGTTGCTGGACGTTTGCCTTTTAATCCACCGTGCCTACCTGTGACCTTAATGTATGCGGGATATATTTCACCACCTACATCCATCCAGCCCTGTAGTAAATATTGCCTTAATTTTTCTTTATCCAGGCCCTTTAATTTATCAATTATAGCACTCCTAAGATCATTCAAAATCTTCCGACCAGCGGCTACAGTTTTTTCCTGAATTTTTTTGTCAGCTCTGATAGCCAACTTTCTTTCTTTCCTAGATAACGGAAGACCCAATTTTTTAATAACTTTGGCCTCTTCATCTTTAACATATTGAATATTTTTCATACCCAAATCCTTATCAATAGTTCCTAAACCAGGATTTTTAAAACCAATTTCTTGATTTGTTTTAGTAGATTTCGCACTAATTCCTAAAAATGTTCCATCCGAAAATTTTAATAACGTATCAGTTGGATTTTTTCTGGAATCGACATCAACTCCTACAGCTTTGGATAAAACTCCGGGTCTTGCTGTCCACCAGGCATTAACTACTTTGCCTCTATATCCATTAGCTTTTGCCCAAATCATAATTTCCTTGACCATAGCTTTAGCTCTATCATCCTGGGTATTATATTCCTCTTCACCAATTTCTCCCATTCTAACCTTTAACTGTTTCTTTGCCTCAGAAGCGCCTTCGAAACCATTCCATTTTCCACCTAGGGCATAATAACCAACGAGGATTTCGTTAACATCGGCGGCAAGAGTATTTTGTTGTTCGTTCAAAAACCATTTTTCAAAGGTCATCGGTATCTCCTGTTAAAACTTGGTATTTTTAATATGTTTAATTATTTCAGCATCATTCATATCACTAGCTTTTAAAGAGGCGTCTTTTAAAGCAGAAATAAACTTTGATGGGCTTTTCATATATAACCTATATGGTGATAATGATATTTCCAGATGCTCAAAAGATTTGTAGTTTAAATCACCAGCAAGATTATCCATATCCATTATACCCATATCAAAAAATCTAGAAAAATGATACCAAGCACCATACGAATCTGGTATCTCCCGATTCCCATATCTTGGTATTTTTGGTCGAACTGCCTCGGCCCAATATCTCATTTTCTCGGTAAATTGTCCCATTGTAATTCCTCCATAATTTTATTTATTTAATATTGTCCATATATATCGTCATCAAGTGTAGTGTCGTCATCATAATCAACGATCGTATCACTTTCAGTTTCAATTGCTCCTGATGTAGCACATGCTGAAGTAGATGGAATATTATCAGATGGTAAATTAGTAGAATCCTCACCCGAATAAATAAATCGTTTTAAGATATATTTATAATTTAAAAAATTAAATGTTCCCATAGTTTCACGATCTTCCCCAACGTCTATGACTTCAAACAATAAGTTATTATATTCAACTTTCACTAAATCGCCTATCTGTGGCACATGTCCTGTCAATACAGCTGAACTTCCACTTGTATATGTTAAACTTCCTAATGAACGCAAAGAAGCCCTAGCTACAGTCATTTCCTCTGCTATAGGGCCAAAAGAACCCCAGGCGTCTACCTCTGGCTCTATCTCGAATTGTAAATCTATTTGCTGCCCGGCACTCGCCCATGATTTGAGTGAATCCTCACCCATGATGATATCTTTATTAGCATTATAAATTAATATATAATATTTACACCGAATACCATATAAATCGTAAGTTTCTTGATTCCAATCCTCTTGGAGAACTATTTCTGGATTAAGGGTTGCAGCCACTGCGGCTGTTGTAGCTGCTCCCGATACTATATCATGCCATCTGAGTGTTCCTGCACTAGCCATTTAAATTCTCTCCTTATCCTAATAGTGGCTCAAGGCCCTCGGACTCTTCTTTCATTGTTAATATGGCTTCCTCTACTTCTCTTTGTCCATCTTGTATCAATTGATCAGCATTTAATGATGCACCTTGATGCCCTGGAAGAGCGTATCCTGTATATTTCCCACGAATCAATCCTAATGTCTGCTTAGCATAGCCTATAGCCATTTTTACAACATTAGGATCTTGGTATACTTCTTGTTCATCTGCAACTACCCAAACTTGAAGTAGAGCAATATCATTACTTGCTCCAGTGGCGTTATCAATCAGATTTGCACTGGTTGGTGTAGGCTGAACATACAATCTCCTTGCCGACTGATCGATTTGCAGTTTGAAAGTATTTGTGGTATATTTTTTCCATGTTTCCATTTGAGCTAGTAATAAATGATATGTAGTCAAATCCCCTTGCGCCCCTACGTCATACCACCCATTGTTCCACATTTGATTTTGAACGGTAAACAATGTTCCTACACCATCTTGAATTGCATTAGGAAAACAATATCCACCTATAGCAGAAACCGATTCAGGCAAAACATATGAAGCGGAACCAGCACTTAATTGTAGAACATATAGTCGTTCATGTAAAAAGGTACCATAACCAAATTTCCTGGCTTGTAACAAAGAATCATCAACTGCGTCATTCAATGCTGCGCTGGTCAGCTCAACCTTAACGGTGGGATATCCCAATTTCCGTTTTATTTTTTCTCGTAATTGTGTCCTAGTCATAAATTATCTCCCAATGACTACAGGTGTCCCGATCTATTGAAAGTAGTATCAGGAACCTGAGTTTCTATTTTCTCTTTTTCTGGCAAATCCTTTATTTCGGGTTCATTTGCCCTGGCTTCCCATGTTGCTCGTTGTTTATCGCTTGCAATTTTCTTTTTTTCTGGACATTGCTGAGCATATTGTGAACATCTATCAGGATTTTTTATTGGATACTTTGCCACGTTTCCACAACCATGTTTACACAAGGCCTTGTTCGAGCCTGGTTGTTGAACTGCAGGTTTTGGTCCTGCCTTTCGAAAATGTTTTCCATCAAATACAAGATGGGGAGGAAGGTTCGTTTGAACAAAATTAGGATTATTTAACAAACCCTGTATTAAACCGATACCTAATGTTCCTTCTGCTTGTATAACCAATCCTTGTGGAAGGTCCATTTCCCTCATTTTTTGTCCAATTTGTACGTTTTGTGGTCTAAGAACTAAAATTTTCATAATAACGATGATCCTTTCTTGTTTTTCTATCTGTATTTATATTTATATTTTTTGAGGTAAGCAGTTGAGTAGACAAAAAAAGAGGCCGATACTATAAGCATCGACCTCTTTTAAATTTAAATATTTTTCCGATTACTCTTAAGCTACTGAGTACCAGCGGGCATCCAGTGTAGGATTAATCATAATGTAATAATTAGTGGCTCCTAAAAGGTTATTAGAAAGCGCATAACGAGACATCATTCCTACCTGTGGATGGAAAGAATCTTCCCGAATAGTTCTGCTTACCATCAATGGTACGTATGGATGATAAAGGATACCGGAATCAAATACACTTGGTCCTTTGTATCCCAACAGAGCATAAGCGGAAGTTGTGAAAGAGTCACGATAAACTGTGAAACGTCCATCAAGAGCACCGACTTTAGCAACACCGACAGGTCCAGTGTTGATGTTGGTGTTAGTAGGAGCGATGGTAAAGTTATTTTGTGTCTCTAGGAGAGCACAAACGTCAGGAGACGCGATAATAAAATTAGCAGAGCCTCTACGGGTCAAATAAGCGATACGGTTAGATTTCATAACCATCATGTTATAAAATGTTCGCCATCTCTCATTTTCCCATCTACCATCAGCAGCTGATACTGAA